AGAAGAAAACAGGACTTAAATTAAACCCAACATATTCTTATGCTAGAATATATAAACCCGGTGATATCTTACATAGACATAAAGATAGATTTAGCTGTGAAATATCTACAACATTAAATCTTGGAGGAGATCCTTGGCCAATACATTTGGAGCCAAAGAAAAATGTAGGTGTACCCGATGGTAAAAAAATAACTGTATCTAGTCAAAATAAAGGTATTTTAGTTAATCTAAAACCTGGAGATATGCTGGTTTATAGAGGTATGGAATTAGAACATTGGAGAGAAGAATTTCAAGGAGATAACTGTGCTCAAGTATTTTTACACTATAATGATCAAAAATCCAAAAATGCCAATCAAAATGTAAATGATCGAAGACCTCATTTAGGACTTCCAGCTTGGTTTAAAAAGTGATATATCCTTATACTGGGGAGAGTGTCACCACCATAACACCCACTCTCTCCTGTTTAAGGATAAATTATGTTAGGATTAAGTGCATTTTCAGAGTTTCCGTTTGCAACAGCAGGCGAAGATAGAAACGTAACTATTACAGTTACAAAGAACGAATTAACATTATCGATCGGTAGTATAGGTATCACAGCAGACTCTATTACTGAGGATGCTACAGCAAACCCGTTAACACTTGGTTTTGGTACTTTATCCATAACTGGACAGGCTAATTTAAGCGCTACAGGCAGTCCTTTGACCCTGGCTACCGGAACAGCTGTGGTTTCAGCAGCAGCCAATATGTCTGTTTCTGGAAACGCATTGACTATGGCCACAGGTACTGTTACAGTAACTGCAGCGGCAAATGTAGACGTCACTGGTAGTGGACTAACGTTAGCTACGAAAGACGCTACAGCGATAACATGGAGTGCAGTAGTGCCAGGCGCGACTATGGTCTGGACACCAATAGAACCTTATTAATATGGCATCAAGTTTTTCTACAGATACAAAATTAGAACTTATAGCAACCGGTGAAAAAGCTGGTCTATGGGGAACAATAACAAATACTAATCTACAGATATTAGAGCAATCAGCTACAGGATATTTAAGTCAATCTATGGCATCTGGAGATGTTACACTTACCTTAACTAATGGTGCGACTTCTGATGGTAAGAATGCTTTTTATGAATTAACTGGAACTTTAACTAATAATAGAACTTTAATTATGCCTAGCGGTGCAGAAAGATCTATTATTGTAAAAGACTCTACAACTAGAGGTAGCGGTTCTACATTATTTTCTTTATCTGTACAAACAGCTAGTGGAACTAGTGTTCCTATACCAATAGGTTCATCTGTTGCAGTCGTGTCAGATGGCACGAATATGAAATTAGGATTATTATCCAAAGGTTATGGAACTGTAAATTCATCTTCAGTAACGACATATATTGCAGTAGCTGGTGATCAACTTTTAACAAATACAACAACTGCAGGAATTACAATTACATTACCTACTTCAGCTGCAACTGGCGATGAAGTGACAATAGTAGATGCTAGAGGAACTTTTAATTCTAATAATTTAACTGTAAACAGAAACGGTCACAATATTAATAGTGCTACTAATAACTTAATTTTATCAACAAATGGTCAAGCTATTACTTTAGTTTATGTCGATACAACTCGTGGCTGGGCTTATAAAACAAACACCGCGTAGGAGGATGAACTATGCCTCTTACAAGAGTTAACTTCGCACCTGGAATAGACAAACAAAACACAACTGTCGGAGCAGAGGGACGTTGGGTTGATTGTGATAATGTAAGATTTAGATACCAATTACCAGAGAAAGTAGGTGGTTGGTCTTCTTTAGTTACAGATACTATTGTTGGTGTATCTAGAAAAATGTTTCCGTTTGTAGATTTAGATGGAAATAGATACGTAGCAATTGGAACAGATAAACTTTTATTATTATATTTTGAAGGTCAGCTTTACGACATAACACCATTAGACACTACGATAGAAAATGCAACTATACAAACATTTGTAAGTTCTAATTTAGTAACAATTACAACTAGCGCTGCCCATGGTTTAGAACCTGGTGACATTGTTTTTTTAGGTGACACTACGTTACCAGGCAGTAGTGGTTATTCTACCTCTGATTTTGATGATAAAAATTTTCAAGTTACATCTGTTTTAAACGCTACACAATTTCAAGTAACAGTAACAACTTCAGGCACGCCAGCAAACGCTGGCCCTGGTGGTAGTATAGATATCTCACCTTATGTTAGAATTGGTCCAGCTGCACAATCTTATGGTTATGGTTGGGGCATATCCGAGTGGCAGGGATCTGTATCTGGTGCTGCAACATCAACTTTAAATGGTGCACTATTAAATGATACAAACGGTACAGGTGGATCAGGAACTAATGTTACATTGGCTTCAACAACAAACTTTACTTCTGCAGGAAGAATTTTAGTTGAGTCAGAGTTAATATCGTATGCATCTATTGCAGGTGCTAACTTAGCAAGTATTGTGAGAGGAGTGAATGGAACAGACAAAGCTGCTCACTCAGATGGCACAGCTGTAACAGATGCTACAAACTTTTCTGATTGGGGTGAAGCTACAGTTGCATCAACTGTACAACTAGAACCAGGACTTTGGTCACTTGATAATTTTGGACAAGTGTTAGTAGCAACGATTGCTAATGGTAAAACATTTACTTGGGACGCAGGAGGCACACTACCTTTGACAACAAGAGCTGCAACAACTACTTCTGGTTTTGCAACAGGCAATAACCCTACTGCAACAAGAGCCAGCTTAATATCTCCAACAACAAGACACTTAATTCATCTTGGAACAGAAACAACAATAGGTGATCCTACAACACAGGATGATATGTTTATAAGATTTTCTGATCAAGAAGATATAAATACATATGCTCCGTCTGTAACAAATGCTGCAGGCACACAAAGACTACAAGATGGTAGTAGAATTATTGGATCTTTAAAAGCCAAAGAAACTATTTTGATTTGGACCGATAATGCTCTTTACACTATGAAATTTTTAGGAGCACCTTTTACATTTGGTTTTGAACAAGTGGGTACAAACTGTGGACTCATAGGTAAAAATGCTGCAGTTGAGGTAGATGGTGTTGCATACTGGATGAGCCCTAATGGTTTCTTCTTATATGATGGTACAGTTAAAACTTTAACATGTTCTGTTGAAGACTATGTGTACGACCAGTTAGATATTACAAAAGGTCAACAAGTTATGGCTGGGTTAAATAATTTATTTGGAGAAGTGACTTGGTACTATCCTACTACTTCGTCAACATACAATGATCAATACGTAGTTTATAACTATGGTGAGAGCGGAGCTAGACTTCCTATTTGGTATATAGGATCGGAGGCTAGAACAAGTTGGATAGACGGAACAATTTATCCAAAACCTTTTGGCACTAAATTTAACCCTAGTACAGAGGGTACTTTTCCTACAATAGTTGGTGTATCTGGATTAGGACAAACTACATTATTTGAACATGAGATAGGCACAGATCAAATTAACCCTGATGGGACAACCACAACAGTATCATCAAATATAACATCGTTTGATTTTGATTTAGATTTAGAAGGCACATCAGGCCAATTCTTTTTATTTATGCGAAGAATATTACCAGACTTTAAAAATCTTGTAGGAGATGCTAAGATAACCATGTCAGTAAAAAGATTTCCACAGCAAGCTGACACTGCGACCACGTTAAGTCCTTTTACGATTACGTCATCAACTAATAAGATTGATACTAGAACAAGAGGACGATACGCAAATATTAAAATAGAAAACGATGGAACTAGTCAATCGTGGAGATTTGGTACGATAACACTAGACCTACAACTAGATGGTAGAAGATAATGAGTATACTAAGCAGATTTAACGAAGGCTCTCAAAAAGCTTTTGACGATTATGTTAATACATATTTAGGTCCAAAAGGGGTTGCATTTACTTCTCCTAATAAAACAGCTTATGACATAGCTGTTAATAGGGCAGCAGCTAAAGTTCCATCTCAAACATTAGAAGGAACTTTTCCAGGCATAGTAGGTCAAGCTTTAGGAACTTTTTCGGATTTAGCAATGCCTTCACTTGCTCTTGGAGCAAGTCCTTTTTATGACATGTATCAAGCATCGGATAGAGCTCGTGCTCAATATGGACAACCAGATGTTCGTAGTGTTGTAGACGATGCTGAAATTCCAATGGGACCTTCTCTTCCAGAATACGCTAGAGCAGTGGCTGATGAAAATATATTAAGTAGTGCAATAGGTAGAGCTGGAGGGGCAGGACAAAATTTAGCAGATAGATTTGGTAGAATATCCGAAGGTATAAATAACCTTTTTTTCACTCCAGCAGGAGCAGCCGAAGTTACACCAAATGCATTAATTGATGCTGATTTAGAGGGAATAGGAAAAGATGCTGACTATATTGGTTACACAGATCAAGAAAAAGCGGACATAGCAGCTGGTAAAAAAACACCACAATTAGGAGAGTTAATAGATTTTGGTTTAGGTAACATAGGTAAGGTAGATCAATCATTGTTAGATGATGCGTTTGAACAACAATTAGCATTGGCAACTAGAACAGGTACATCTGGAGGTCTTAGAGGTATTTTAGAAAATTTAGATCCTAAAGATGCTGCCTCGTTTATAACAGGTCTTTTAACAGGTGGTGCATCAACTGCTTTATCAGGTGTGGCCTCATTTGCCGATAGACTTGGTATTAGAAGAGGGATGTCAGAACCACGAGGTGCTGTAGGAACAGGAGGATACGGAGTATCTAGACAAGGAAATACTTTGACAAATAAAACAAGAGCAAATAGAGCAGATTTTAGCGATTTCTATCAAAACTTCCGAGGCGGTGCTCAACAACAAATGGGCAGAAGAGTTGATGATGTAATTAGTAGAGTAGGTTCAGGTAGAAGAACTAGAAGTGATGCTAAAAATTTTGTTGATAGATATGGATCTGAAGAACAAAAAGAAAACTTTGCGGCAGCTCAAGCTAGAAATTCAACAATTGCACAAGAAAGAGCTAATAGAGATGCAGCTAGAGGTGGTGGAGGATCATCAGGCGGAGGTGGTGGTAAAATTGTTTGCACCATGATGAACGAGTCTTATGGCTTTGGATCTTTTAGAAATAAAATATGGTTAAAACATTCAAAAGGTTTAGCGCCAGAATATCAAAAAGGATATCACAGAATATTCTTACCATTAGTTAAGATTGCTAAGAAAAATAAAATTGTTAAAAAAATATTAGAGCACATAGCAGTGCATAGAACTATTGACATTCGACAGGAAGCTAGAGGCAAGATGCATTTGTTGGGTAGAGTGTATAGAAAAATTCTTGAGCCAATCTGTTATTGGGCAGGTAAAAAATAATGACAAAGATAATAGTAAGATTACCAGAACCAAAACAAGAATATGACCTCTCTAACCAAAAACAAATTAATAGAGCTTTAGCTACAGTTGTAGAACAACTTAATTCAACGTTCTTAGAAACAGAAAAAGAGGAGCAACAAAGATTTAATTTCTTTTTATCGTAATGGCAAATGTTTATAAAAATATACAAGCAACAATTAGTTCGGGTGGGTCAGATGTAAGTATGTATACCTCTCCAACAGCTACAACATCTATTGTAAAGACCATAAGACTGTTTAATACACATGGTTCTGCTTTAACTGTTACGACTAAAGTTAGAGATAGCTCGACTAGCACTGATTTTGAATTTAGTACAAACGTAGTAAATGCTAGCGATAGTGCCGATATGTTAACATTTAATAATATTTTAATTTTAGAAGAAGGTGATATACTAAAAATGCAAGCTGCAACTACTAATGTTATAAAGATGACAGCTTCAATACTACAGATAACGAGGACATAATGCCATTTATTGAACAAGAAGCATCATTGAGATACGAAGAGATTAACGGTAAAAGAACGCCAATTATTACACCTCAGAGTGAGGTTACTCTTATTAACACCGTAACAGGTCAAGAGTATATGTCTGATGCAGAGGCCATGGCCGATGTAAGTGACCCAAATACTGAGACTAAATCAGAACATCTAAGAAGAGATGTTAAAATAACAGTAGAAGCACTGCCTTTGGGTGGTGATTCTAAGTTGTAAACTATGAAAAAATACAATAAAACGATATTATGGGATTTTTAAAGAAAATAACCAGACCTTTTAAAAAAGCAGTACAAAAGGTAGTACCAAAAGAAATTGCAGGTATTATGCAAATAGCAGCACCTTTTACAGGAGCAGCTGCACCTTTTGTTTATGCAGCCGGAGCACTTAGACAAAGAGGAACTCTTGGACCTAGAGATTTATTTGCTGCTGCTACTTTAGGAGCACCTTATCTTAGATTTGGTGGTGATCAAGGAATACAAAGTTTAGGTGGTTTTAGATACGGAACTGCTCGACGGGGAGACTTTGGTATTAGAAATTTATTATTTGGTGGTAGAGGTGTAGAAAGATCTTTATTTGATCCTACAGGTTTTGGTGGTAAAGCAGACAGATTTTTATTCGGTCAACAAGGCACAGATTTAAGTTTTGGTGAAGAGCGTATGGTGCCAGGAACAGGAGATATTGAAACAGCTAGATTTGCAGCTACTAAACCTACACAAGGATTTTTAGGTTCTGGTGGCGAGTTTGATTTAAAATCAAGTAAATTGTTAAGTAGCACTGATACTAAAGGTAATATAAAATTATCTCCTACAAAGATAGGAGCTGCTGTTACCGCAGGTTTATCATTAACACAAACACAAGAACAAATAGAAGAAGAGGGTGAAGACGTAGGATTATCTTCATCTGAAATAGCTAGATTACAACAAGAAGCAGCTGAAATGTGGGAAGATTTTGACACTACAGCGTTTAGACCTAACGTGGCACAAGGTGGTTTGATGAGAACAAACTATGCCCTTGGATCAAAGCCCACGGAACAAGAAAGTGGTTTAGGAGGGCTTCCAATTGAAGCAGATATGAGGTACAGTGGTGGCTTCATGCCATACGGTGCAAAAGAAAAAGCCGATGACGTGCCTGCTAGACTTAGCAAAAACGAGTTTGTATTCACAGCTGATGCTGTAAGAGGTGCTGGAGGTGGAGACATTAACACTGGTGCAAAAAATATGTATCAAAGTATGAAACAATTAGAACAAATGGGTAAAAGAGCATAATGGCTGAACAAACTACAATAACAAGACCATCGCCGATAATAGAAGAAGCACAAAAGAATTATCTAGATTCCTTAAAAGATCAAGTTGCATCGCCACTTGATACCAGTAAGTTTGCTCCAGGGGTGGCAGGTGTAGGCGCATTACAACAAGCTGCACAACAACAAGCTGCAACACAAGCAGGACTTGGTACATTATCTTTTGATCCAACAACAGGAACAGTAACAGGCGTAGGTGCTGGTACAGGTGTCGGAGGTTTTCAACCATTTTTAGATTCAGCACAAGCTGCAACAGGACCAACTGCATTTCAAGCGTTTCAATCTCCATATCAACAAGCAGTTACAGACGCTACATTAACAGAATTTGATAGAACTAGAGGAGCAGGAGAACAAGCCATTGCAGACGCTGCAGTTAGATCCGGAGCTTTTGGTGGTGGAAGAGAAGGAGTACAATTAGCAGAGTATCAATCTAAATCAGATTTAGACAGAGCAAGATTATTAGCACAATTAAATCAAGCAGGATTTACACAAGCACAACAATTAGCTGCACAACAATTTCAACAACAAGCAAATTTAGCACAACTACAACCTAGTTTAGCAATGCAAAACATTGGTATAGCTGGTGGTTTAGGACAACAAGATTTTCAAGTAAGACAAGCTATTGATGATGCAGCAAGAGAAGGATCAAGGCTACAACAATTTGAAGCAATAGATAGATTAGGCAGATTAGGACAAGGTATAGCGGGTATAACACCAGGTGGTGGATCAATTCAAACTGTGCAAGGTATTCAAGCACCAGGACCAAGTCCAATAGGATCTGCGTTAACAGCAGGATTAGGAGCGTTTAGTTTAGGAAAACTATTCGGATTAGGTTAATGAATCCAAAAATAATGAAAAGACCTATGTTTAAGATGGGCGGGTCTGCAAGACCTGGTTACGCGGACAGTAATTTTGCCGATTTAATAAAAGATAAAAAAGGACTAAGAGAAAGTATTCTTAAAGATATTGGTGCAATTGGTGACGCAAGAACTAAAAGAATAGGTGCTCAAAGAAGTCTTATACCTTTATCTTTGTTAGCTTCACAAGAGGGCATAGGTCAGATTAGAAAACCTATGGACTTAGTCAACCTTCTTTCAGCTTTAGGAACAGATCAAAGAACTTTCCAAGCTTTGGGTAAACTAGAAGACTTAGACTTAAAATCAGCAAAAGGAAGTTTAGATGATAAATTAGCTGCTCTTAAAGTTATGGATTCAAAAGATAAAAAATTTGATTTTGAAAGAAGACTAGAGTCCTACAACGCGTTTCAAGCTGCGCAACAAAAACTTTTAGAAGGTGTTACTGACGAAGATGCAATAGCAAAAATTAAAGGTTCAAATGTATATCGAGATTTAGAAACTAAGAAAAACTTTGTTTTGAGACAAATGACTGAGAGAGGATACCTCTTAGATGCTATGTCAAGAAGAGGAGATAGTCCTACTTTTGATTTAGCTGATGAAATAGAAAGATTTAAAGAATTTCAAGAAATGAGAGGCAACAAAGCTATGGGTGGTAGAGTGGGTTTTCAAGACGGCACACCTAACCCTGAGTTTACAATGCCAGAACCAAAACCAAGAGAAGCTGTACAAGACAGACAATTAGATACACTTATGAAAGCAGCGCCTGCATTAGAAAACCCTAACGAAGCAAAAAGCATGAACGAGAAAGACATGTATGGAGCTTTAAGAAGAAGATTACCACAAGAAATTACAGACGATGTAGTTAGACTAATAGCTTATAACCCAGAAGCATTTGCTGACTTTGCAGATATACAAGATCAATCAGACGTAGATTCTTTCAACCAAAAATACAACGTACAATTAGTATTACCAGTTGAAAACGTAACTTAGGAGGCACCATGTCGGAAGATAGAAGGCAGCCTTTTCTAAAACAAGCACAGGGTAAATCATCAGAAGATAGAACTTTTTTTGAAAAGATAGCTGTAGGTATTTATGGTGAAGAGAAAGAACTTTTACCAGATCTTCAACTAGATGAAAACTTTGAAGATTTAATTACACAACTACCACTAGAGGTTCAAGACGATGTGCTTAGATATAAAAATATATTTAGAGCAACTCCTGAAGTATTAGAAAATTATTTAGAAGAATATAGAGACAAAGGTTTTTCAGACTACATAGAGAAATCTAGATTTTATGATGATGGTATAAAGTTAGCTGACCAAGACCAGGCTAGATTCCAAGACTATAATTTTTTAGGCAAAGGAGTATATGATGCAGCTTACAGAAAAGATAAAGCTGGTGATAAAGCAAAACAGATAATTAAAGAGTCCATACCAGGGCAGTTAGCTGTTGGTGTAACCACAGGTTTAGGTACAGCTGTTAGAGGAACAGCAGAACTTATAGCATCATTATCTGATTTATATTTAGATACGGAGATACTGGATAACGTAGAACAGGCATTAGGTGATGTGGATATTAATAAAATATACGAAGGTGATGCAGGCACACTAGCTAGATTTACATCTATACTTACACAATACGGTACAGGTTTTGCTGTAGCACAAAAGATAGTTAAAAAAATATCAGGCAAAGCTATTAAAACAAGGCTAGCAGAAAAGACAGCACAAAAATTAGCGCTATCAGAGGGTGGTAAAAACTTAGCAAAGTTTGGTGGCTATTACATGCTACCAGCAGGTATTGCGGACACTGTGGTGTCAACATCGGATCAACAATCACTGGGTGAAATATTTGGTAAAGATGACGGTAACCTTGCACAAAACATTTTGTACAACACATCTCTTGAAGACTTAGAGGGACTATCAGGTAAGGAGAGAGCTGCAGCTTTATTACGTAATAAATTAAAGTTTGGAGCTGAGGGTACAGCGTTTATGGGATCATTAAAGTTAATTGGTCCTGCTATAAAAGGCACAGCAAAAGGAACAGGTGTATTATTAAATAATGTGGTTGGTCCTACACTAACAGGCGCAGCAAAAGTTGTAACATATAAGGATATATTACCAGGTGCATTTAGAGCTATCGGTAAAGGTTTTGATAAAGCAGTTACAAAAGCTGGTATACCAGACTCAGATCTTTGGAAGTTTGGTGATTTTCAATCTGGTGTAAAATCTGGAGTGTTTAGAGCACTAGATGAAGTAGTATCAAGATTAAAATCTGGCGGTAAATTTGATGTGCAAACTAGAAATGAATTAAAAAAGATAGAGGGTCTCAATAAAAGTGCAAAAAAAGATTTTGATATATTTGCAAAAGCGTTAGATGGATCTATGTATAAACTAGTTAACGCTGGTTTTGATGACGTGTTATTTAACACATCAACAGCACAAAGAGCCATGACATATTGGGATGATGTATTAAAATACATGCGTGGTGAACTTAAACTTAACCAATTACCAAAACCATTACGAGAATATTCTTTAGCAACTAGAAAACTTATAGATCAACAACAAGAAAAAATAGCTCCTATCTTAAAAGATATGAAAATTAAAGATGACACCATTAAAAACATGGGTAAATACTTTAAAACAAGTTATGAAATATTTAAGAATAGTAAGTTTAGAGCACCAAAAGAAGATTATCAAACAGCTATAAAATACTTTGAACAACTTATGAAAAGAGCTGGCAAAACTTATAAAGATATTCCAAAAGGATCTACGCTATATAACCAAAAAATAAATAAAGATGCCATACAAACAGTAAACAAAGTTCTTGAGATAGGTAGATCTGAAGGCACAACACCAGCTCAAAGATTAAAGGCTATCGTTAGTCTTATGGATGGTGAAAAGATACCTAAAAATACTTTTGCTAAATTTTTTTCAAAAGAACAATTATTACCAGATGAAATAGCAAATCTATTAGGTAGAGTTGATGACCCTAAATCTATCATTATGGATACGATCGCAGAGCAGGCGTACATTGTAAACAACTACAACGCGTACAAAGAAATAGCAGAGTTTGGTTTAGGTAAATTTTTATTTAGAAACACCGATGAGTTTCAAGATTTTTTAATTAAAAACAACGTAGCTGGATCTAGAGTTTTGTCACCAATAAAATTAAGCAAACCTTACAATATTGACTTTGACCAATTATTTAGAGGACCTGATAAAAAACCATATTTAACTTTACCTGAGATGGCAAAAGCGATGAAAGACTCTACAGTATTTATGGATACAGTGTTGAAACTGCCAGGCATGAAATCTTTATTAGCTGTGAAAGCTACTGTGCAGATGAACAAAACAGTTTTATCTTTAATGACACAAATGCGTAACATAACAACAGCTGCTATGTTTGCCACAGCAAATGGACACATAGGAGCTGGAGCTAGTGTGTCTGATACGTTTAAATATTTATTTGATGATTTAATTGGTAAAACTAAAAATCCAAAAGAATTACGAAACATGTTAAAAGAAGCCATGGACAATGGTGCTATAGATACATCTACAATAGCACAAGAACTTCAACAAATGATACCAGAGCTTATGGGTTCTGCAAAAGTAGCAGGAAGAACAGTATTTGAAGGTAAAACATCTGATCAAATATTTCAGTATCTATTTACAAATAAAGGAGCATTAGGAAAAGTCGTACAAAAAGCTATTGAGTCATATCAAATGGGTGATAACTTGTGGAAGTTGTTTGGTTACAATTTTACAAAATCACAATTAAGACCAGCTTTAAAAAATATGACTGACGTTAAAAAATATTTTAGAGAAGTAGAGGGCTATGAGTTTAGACCACTAAAAGCAGACGGCTCAAAGAAAACTTTAGAAGATGCATTACAAGAAATAGCAGGTATACAAGTAAGAGATGTATATCCCAACTACTCTATGATACCTACGTTTGTATTAAACGTTCGTAAGTTTCCATTAGCAGGTAACTTCGTGGCTTTCGTGTCGGAGATGTATCGTAATTCTTTTCAAATATTAAGAAGAGGTTTACGTGAGATGAAATCAACAAATCCATACTTGCAACAAATAGGAGCAAGAAGATTATTAGGATATACAACAACTGTGGGTGTTGCTTTACCAATGATGAAAAAAATGGGTATGATGGCAACAGAAATACCAGACAAAGTTTTAGACGCATACGCAAGTAGGTTCGCACCAGAGTTTGAAAAAGGACATACAATGGTTCCTGTAGAGGCACAGGATGAAAAAACAAAAGCGTGGAAATCAACAGATATGTCTACGATGGTGCCATACGCTGATATACTTACACCTTTTAAAACAGGTATGCAGACTATCATCACAGGTAAAAATCCAGATCAAACATCATTAGATCTTTACACAAAAGCGTTTACAGATTTTATAAAAAGAACATTAGAGCCTTTCTTAGCGCCATCTATAGCTGCAGAAACAGCTTTGGAGTTAATACCTAAAAATGGACAGTTTAGAACTAAACAAGGTGGTTTGATAGCAGACATAAGAAACGATGACGACTGGTGGAGTAAAGTTATGTATCACGCATACAAAAAATTAACACCAACAACAATACGAAGTGGTGAGGAGATCGCACAAGCCATTGGTGGAGATTTATCAAAAGCTGGTATCAAGAGAGATCTGTATGATACGGTGTTAAAAGTATTAACTGGTTTTGGTATTAGAAGACAAGACCCTTACCAAGGATTTAGATTTAAACTTGGTAGATACTCAAAAGAAATTGGTAATGCGAAAGCTTCTTTTACCACAGACGTTACTGATGCTAGAAGATTGCAGACAGACTTAAGATTAATTGAAAGAAATTTACCTCCAGAATATTTTAAAAAAGAGTTTGAAAAATTACAGTCAAATAAATATAGAATTATGTCTGAGATATACAAAGACATACAAGCTCTTAGAGATATAGGTTTTAACGACAAAGAAATTGCAATTATGATGCAAGACAGAAGAGCTGTATCAAAAGATGATATTAAAAGTTTATTATTAGGTTTATATAATCCAGAAAAAACTCCTAAATTTAGAAAAGGTTCTGGTATTGTAAAAGCCATAGAACAAATAAACAGAGAGACAGAAAACAACTACAAAGTAAAAGACTTTATAGATTTTAAAGCATTAGGAGATATAGAAAAAAACTATTCTTTATTGCCTTTAGGTTTATCTGAGAGCGAAAGAGAAAATTTATTAAGAACAACAATACCAGGAAAAAGAGAAAATATCTTAAGACCTTTGAAACAAGAGTATGGAGAACTAAAAGACCAACAAGGCAGTTTACCAAAACCACAAATACCACTACCAAACGTACCAATGCCAAACGTGTCACCAGTTACGGCATCTGTAGACCCAACTACAAACTTGACAAGAACAGAAACTGCGTTATTGTCACCCGAAGAACAAGTCATCGCTCAAAAAGGAAGAGGCGGTGGAATAATGGATTTAGTATAATGGCAATAGAACCTAAAACAACAAGAGAACACATTGTATCCCTGTATGGACACATATCAGGTGTTAAAAAGAATATACATCACATGCACAAAGGTATTCATGAATTGGGCGGCAAGATAGACAAAATCTATTGGGTTCTTTTAGCAGCGGTGGGGACCGTTGCCATACTTCTACTGGAGAGGTTTATTACTTAAATCCATTCCTTTAATTCTTCACCCATAACTTTAGAAGCAATATTAATTTTTTTACGTAAAGCTTTTCTAATCTTTTCATCTATAGTGTCTGGTGCTATAAAGTCTATGTATGTCACTTTTTTCTTTTGCCCTATTCTGTGTGCTCTGTCTTCTGATTGCATTCTTTTTTCAAGATCATATCCATTAGAGTAATAAATCACAGTGCTAGCCTGCACTAATGTG